CTAATTTGACAACCTCGCAACCTGTATGCCGCTGACCAAAGTCTCTTCGCCGATGATGAAAGAAACGGGGATCACCGCCGGAACTTACGGCGGGGTCACTTACGATGCCGCGGGACGCGCTACGGCGGCGCCTGGGCCGTTTGGGACTAGTCCAAACCAGCAAATCTTTACAAGCGCCGGCACTTGGACAAAACCCGCAGGAGCAACGATTGTGGTTTTTGACGTCGTTGGAGGCGGAGGTGGGGGTGGAGCTGGAGGCAAAGCGGCGGCGGGAACTGCAATTTATGGAGGCGGCGGTGCTGGCGGTGGCGGATATACCTCGATTAGGTATGCCGCGGCAGATTTGGCAGACGCAAGCTATACAATTGCGATTGCAGCGGGAGGAAATGGCGGAATTTTTGGGGGCACAGCAGCAACGGCAGGAGGAACAGCAACCGTTACGGGCGCAACGCAAGGGATTATTGCTCGCGCATCGGGAGGTAGCGCAGGAGGCACTGGAACTACAACAGCAGGATCAGGAGGAACGTCCGGAACGTATGGCACGAACGCGGGCGGCGCGTCTAATATTACAACCACGGCAAGCGGTGCGTCAGGAAGTAATCGGGGACCAGCGTCTGGAGGTGGCGGCGGAGGATGTTCAACGTCAGCTCCTTTTGCGGGGGCGCTTGGCGGGGCTAATGTTCCATTTGGACTTAATGGAGGATCAGGCGGAGCATTATCAACCACAGCTAACGGGGGGAATGGCAACAACGGAAGTTTAAAAACAGGCATTCCATCCGCACTATTTACTGGATCCGGCGGCGGTGGCGGCGGGGCATCAACATTTTCAACCGGAAGTGGCGGCAATGGCGGGAATGGAACTATTAATGGATGCGGTGGTGGCGGCGGAGGAGCAACTCAGGGCAGCGGCAGCGGAGGTAACGGCGGGAACGGCGCAGCAGGCATTATAATCATCACAACCTATTTTTAATATGCGCTACGCACTCATTGAAACTGCAACTGGCCGCGTTGATAACGTCATCATCTGGGACGGGGAAGCCTATTTTCCAGTCCCAAACGGCTTTGATTTAATTGCACTCGGCGATACAGTAGCAGGTCCCGATTGGACCTACGCGAACGGCATTTTCACCGCCCCAACCGAATGAGCTGTCCTACGTCCTTAAAAACCGTTTGCGTCGAAATCCTTGAGGGGCAGCGCGGTCCGCAGGGATTGCTAGGTGCGACCGGCGCTCAGGGGGTCCAAGGGCCAACCGGTGCCAGCGGCCTGTCGATTAAAGGCGACACCGGCGAGGCGTCCACGGTTTCAGGCCCTCAGGGAGCGACGGGTGCGAGCGGGTTATCGGTTAAGGGCGACACCGGCGAACGCGGAGAGAAGGGTTCCACCGGACAGCAAGGGATCCAAGGGATCCAAGGAGTGCAGGGCAACCAGGGCGAGGTCGGAGCGACGGGCGCCTCGGGTGCACGCGGCAGTACGGGCCCAGTCGGAGCGTCGGGACTTTCAATCGTCGGGGAAACGGGTGCCACGGGACTTCAGGGGGTGCAGGGGCCGAGCGGCGTTCCTTCAACCGTCGAGGGACCCAAGGGCGACACCGGCGAAGCATCGACCGTGGCGGGACCGCAGGGTGCGACGGGTCCGATGCCTTACAACTACCGAGGCGCTTGGGACAACTTTGCATCCTATTCGCTTTATGACGCAGTGACCCACCTCGGATCGCTTTGGTGGTTGCCGGCCACAGGCGGATGGACTGTTGGGGGAGCACCTCCGGGATACAATTGGGAGTTGTTAGTTTCAGCCGGAGCCACGGGCGCTGCTGGAGCAGATTCAACCGTATCGGGTCCCCAAGGCAGCACGGGCGCCACAGGACCCGCATCGACCGTATCGGGGCCACAAGGAGCGACGGGCGCCACGGGTGCAGCGTCGACCGTTTCAGGACCTCAGGGCAGTACGGGAGCGACGGGTCCGGCCGGCGTTGCAGACAAATATTACGGCACCTCGACAACCACGTTAGCCGTTAGCAACGGGACAAAAACGCTAACGACTCAAGCGGGACTTTCCTATTCATTCGGGCAACCAGTCACCATTGCATACACCGGCAACGGCGAGCACATGCACGGGGTGGTTGCGTCCTACAATCAGACGAGCGGAGTTTTAGTTGCGGATATTTCCCATCACACCGGCAACGGCACGTGGTCAAATTGGATCGTAAACCTTGAGGGAGTCGCGGGAGTCGCGGGAGCTACAGGCGCTACGGGCGCTACGGGCGCCACCGGACCAGTAGCAACGCCGACCTTTGCGTGGGACCTTACGACCTCAAGCGGGATTGCACTCAGCACGCTTTCAATCAACGGCTTTTCGACCGCTGATATTCCAGCGCTTTACCACGTTTCAATTGATGGCGTGAATCAGCACTCGGACGCTTACACGCTCGCCGGCGGGATCCTGACCTTTTCGGAAACGGTTGACGCGGCGGCGCAGGTAGAAGTCAAAAGACCCAAACTCGTATGAACTACATCCTCGAAAGACTGAAAGAGCCTTCAACCTGGCGCGGCATCCTAGCAATGATCACCGCGGTCGGCGTCAAACTGCATCCCGAATTGCAAGAAGCCATCATTTCCGCCGGGCTCGCGCTCATCGGCATGGTGAACATCTTTCGCAAGGAGTCGTGATTGTTCCGCTTATCAAAGCGGTCCAGTATTTGCTCGAGTTAAAAGCGGTTCGGGCGCGGTGGGACCTCGAGCGGGAGATTGAAAACTATGTTCAGCACGTCGAAAACCTTATCGCAGCAAAACGCGACGCTGGCGATCACGCTGGCGCTGATTTGTTGCGGCACCAGCTGCTCCGCTCCTCGAGCGTTGCCATCCCTAAACAACCAGATTCTGCGGTTGAAATCGGGGGAACGGTACGCGGCACAAATGGATGAGACTTGGCACTCCGACGGGCGCTTCCGCGCACTCGAGCAGGAACTGATCAATGCAACCGCAGCGCTCAAACAAAGTCAAAATCGATGAATCTAAAAGACGCGGGGATCGATCTGGGTTTAGCCATCGCTGGTTTGTTCGGGTCGATCCTAATGAGCTCAAAACAGGCCGGTGCAAATCTGCCGAGGGCAATTGCGTCACTTGTTGGAGGGGCGGCGTCTGCGAATTATGTGACCCCGCTCCTGCTAAAAATAGCGCACCTTGAGGGGGAACCGCAGTACGGTTACGCGGCGGGATTCTTGCTAGGATTCTGCGGACTTCGAGCGGTCGAAACACTCAGCGAGAAACTAATCCCATCAAATGAACCTCAGTCTACTAGTACTCGCAAACGCGCTCGCAAATAGCGTTCTTGCCATTTCGGCGATTCATCTTTGGCTCAAGATATTTGGGCACGACGAATCTCCGATTTACCGGCACAAATACGCAGCTCATCTTTGCAAATTGGCAACGACAGTGACAGTTTGCGGCTCAGTCGCAAACATTTTCGCGCATGAACCGCCACCGATCACCGAATTCATCCTCAACATCGGCGTCGCGTGCAACTACGTTTGGTTGTCGTGGTTTTCGAGCCTAACAGTTGACGCACCCACAAAGAAGAATGGACACGCACCCAAACCCACTGCCCGCGCTCGGACTAAACGTCGCAGCGCTCGCGCTTAGTTTCTCGGGCATTGAACAGGGGTTGCGGATCGCGGGACTCCTTTTCAGCGTGCTCATCGGGGCGATCACTTTGTTCCGAATGCTCAACAAATGAAACTTTCCGACGCGGGACTGGAACTACTGCTCGAGCATGAGGTCGGGGGCGGGCAGGCTTATTTTGAAAAGTATTTGGCTGTGCCAACGTGGCCGGGCTTTGAATCGGGCGTTACCATCGGGATCGGGTATGATTTAGGCTACGCAACGGAAACGGCTTTTAAGGCCCACTGGAGCGCGCTGGACGAGGAAATCCTCGAGCGTCTCGGGAAATCAATTGGCATCAAAGCGCTCAGCGCGCGCCCCTTTGTTTCCGCGTTTAAGGACATCCGCATCGAGTGGGATCTTGCGCTGGAAGTTTTTAAGACTCACACTTGCGCCCAGCACACGCTCAACATGCTACGCTTTGCCCCGGCGGCGGTCGATCTTCCACCGGACGCGCAGGCCGCGCTGTTTTCGTTAGTTTTCAACCGCGGGACGTCGACCAAAGGGGAGCGGCGCGTTGAAATGGCGCAGATCGCACAGGTGATCAGCGCGGGGCAACCGGAGAAGGTTCCATTTCTGATTCGCTCAATGAAACGCCTTTGGCCGCAGGGATCTGGGCTTGTCCGCCGGCGGGAGGATGAGGCGAAATTGTGGGAATCAGCTTTTGCATGAAACCAAAATCCGCGTGGCAATGGCAGGAGATTAGTCGCAACGTCCACGCAGGAACTTTGTCGGTAAAGACCGTCAAGGACGAGGGGTGGGTCTTGTTGGTGTCGGACGTGCATTGGGACAACCCGAAATGCGACCGGAAAAGACTTAAGCGGGATTTTGACGAGGCGGTTAAACGGGACGCGTTGATCGTTTCAAACGGCGATTTCTTTTGCGCCATGCAGGGCAAGTACGACCGACGCTCAAGCAAAAAGGACCTCAGGCCGGAACACCAAAAAAACAACTACCTCGACGCTCTGGTCGAAACCGCAGCGGATTGGCTCGAGCCGTACAAACGCAATCTGGCGTTGCTCGGGCAGGGTAATCACGAAACCGCCATTGCCAAAAACCACGAAACGGATTTGCTCGACCGACTGGCATGCACGATGCGGCGCCGCGGAGGCATCACAACAGTTGGGGGTTATTCGGGTTACGTTCGATTCATTTGCTCACTAGGTGGCACCAAGCGAGACGGCATCGTTTACCATTACCACCACGGACCAAACGCCGGGGGACCCGTCACCAAAGGCGTGATCGGGGCAAATCGGATGTCTTCGTATTTAACGGACGCGCACATCGTGCATACCGGACACTCGCATGATTCTTGGCAATTTCCGATCCGACGGCTACGGCTGACGAATCACAACAAGATCCAACAGGAAACGCAGATGCACATCCGCACCGGCGGCTATAAGGATGAGTATGGCGAGGGGATCGGCGGCTGGGCCATCGAGCG